GAAGGCGTCGTCGAACACCTCCTTCACCTGCTGCAGGTCGAACCACCAGTTCAGGCCCTCACGGCTCTTGCGGTAGCGCAGGCGGGCGACCATCCGGTAGCGCGTGCCCTGGTCGAACACCGGGATGGCGAGGCAGAACAGCGACGGGATGGTCAACTTCTGACCGGCGCCGTCGGTGTGCTCCTCCTCGAAGATGATGGAGCCCTCGCCGCTGTTGGTGTTGATGACCTCGCCGACGCGGCTGGTCTCATGCACCACCAGCCCGCGCGCCAGTTCCATCATGCGTTCCGGCCCGGCGAAGGTACCGTTGAGCAGCCGCGCCAGCTCCTGCAGGCGCGTGTCGGCCTCGCTGTTCGGGGTGACGGTCAGGTCGGGCGCGGGAAGGATGTCGAGGATCCGGTCTTCGACGAAGGCCGCGAACTCGCCCTGGCCCATCTTCGAACCACTGGCACGGCTCCAGAGTTTCCATTCGCGCGACAGGGGGAAGTCGTGGATGGCGCGCCAAGCCCGCCAGTTCGGTTCGGTCTCCACGCTGGAGGCCGTGCCGTTGCCGCTCATATAGTCATAGACCGCCACGGCGCGGGCCGGCTCGCGGGAGATGAACACGACCGCCTGCGTGGTGTCGTGGGCCTTGATGTGTTCGATCAGGCTGTCGAGCGTGATGTGCTCGCTGAGTCCGGTGATGCGCTCCGGCCGGGCGCGGTATTCGTCCAGCAGCGGCTTCAGGCTTTCCAGGCGCTTGCCTTCGGGCACCACGGCGATCGGCGTGTTGGCGAGGTCCTCGGCCAGGACCTCCAGGCCGACATGGTTGATCATGAAGTCGGCAAGGGCGGCGGTTTCAGTCTGGGTTTCGGGGGACATGAACAGGGCTCCTTAGACGGCCTTGGTTTCGGTCTGGGACGGCTCGACGGTCTTGAACGGCAAGGCCTGCTGGCGCGGGTCGTTCCGGGTCAGGCGGTTGTCCTCGGTGGAGAAGAAGGTCGTGCGGCGGCGCGGCATCTTCGGCTTCTTGGTCGCGATGTCGGCGACGACGTCGATGCTGCGGCCGTCCAGCTTCAGCTTGAGCTTCACGGTGATCTCGCCGGAGGCCTTGCCGCCGGTCTCCATGCCGACGTTCTGCAGGGTGGCGACCAGATCGCGCAGGTCGTCGGTCAACTCGTTGTGGATCTGCCCATCCTCGACGTCGGCGAGGAACGTGTTGAACGTGCGGTGGGCGGTGGTGGTGGGCAGGGCGGACATAAGCGGTCCTTTCGGTGGGCGGGGACGGTCAGGGCGTGGTGACGCCGACGAGGCCGAAGGCCACGGTCGCGGCGCCGGGGTCGGGCTGCAGGATCAGCTCGAAGAACCCGAACACCACGCACAGGGCGACGAAGCCGAACGCGACCCCGACAAAGTCGCGGATCAGGGCGAGCATGGCCGGGCCTCCCCTGCAGAAATACCCAGGTCCTGGCGGTACAGGGCCATCTGGGCGTCATGCTCGGCGCGTTCGTCCGGGCCCATCCGGCGCAGCCTCAGGGCCGCGTGGATAAGGGACACGTTGAACCCATTCGCGATGGCCTGGGCCTCGGCAGTGGCGATGTCGGCGCGCACGCGAGCGACTTCGGCACTGATCCGCGCCAAACGAAGCGCCGTTTCATGGGTCTTGGCGGGGCTCGCCTTGGCCTCAGCGCGGACCTCACGGGCGGCGCGGAGCAGTCCCGCGCGTTCGCGCCGCAGGGCGTCAAAGCGGTCGAGCGTCCGCTGGCGCAGATTGGGATGGGGGGAACCGTGGGTCATGACGCGGCCTCCGCACCCTGCGGCCGGTTCAGGCGCGCGGTGTCGCGCATGATTGCCAGCATCTGGTCGCGCTGCGGCGCGGTCAGGTCCTGCCACACGGTCAGGACCGTGATGGCGTCATCCGTGGTCAGAAAGTCAGGCGGGGCCTGCTGGATCCCATTGGGGGCCAAAGCCCCAGAGCGGGTGCGCGGTGTCGGATCGGGCATGGCTGGACTCCAACCGTGTTGTTTCGCGGTTATGGTGCGCGAACATTCGCGGTTTCGTCAAGCCACAATACCGCGATACAACGCGGTTTTTCCTCCGGCTCGCTAGGGGGGTAGCTGTTGTGGGCCCCCGTTAGCGGGTGTATTCTCGTTTTGTTCCCTTCGGGAAGCGTGCGTATTTGGGGGAGAGATGTCTAGTTGCAGGCGGATTGCCGCGCAAAAGCGCGCAGTGGCAGCCATGATGGAGACCATGACACCGGAGCAGCGTCGCCAGATTATGTATTGGTGTTGGGCTAGGAGCGCGACTCGGTCAGACGCTGAGCAAGCGCCACCACGGTCTGCCGATCAGCATCCGTCATACGATCCATCGCCTCCATAACGAGGCGCTTATCCTCATCTAAAGGCTGATCGTCTCCGCGCCACACTGCTGATGGGATGCCGGATCCGGCCTCAAGGCGCGCGTAGGTGCGATCAGAAAGGCTCTGAGACTTTCCGCTCAGAAATGAGCGGATCGTTGATTCGTTGAGCCCTGCGCTTCCGCACCACCTCCAAAAGGCATTGGCGCCGACCTCCTCCTTGATACGTCGGAGGGTGGCGCGCCGATGTTCAGAGAGCGCGGGATCGACCCTGTTTTTTATCATGCCGTAACTATGCCATATCCGCGTATTTTCGCGACCGCGAGGTAACGCGGTTATGGCGCTTGACGAACCGCGTTGTTTCGCGGCATCGTGGCCGGACAGAAAGGGGAGCCGCTCAATGTCCGTCGATGATGTCATCTGCCATCTCATGGCCTGGGTGGACGATCAGGATTGGTCGACCTGCCGACTGGCGCGCGAGGCAGCAGTGCCGGAGTCCACGTTGCGCGGGTGGCGCCGTCCCGACTGGTCGCCCACGGTCGCGACGCTCCGCAAGCTTGAGGCGGTGGTGCCTCATGACTGGCGACCAAGCAGCCCCGTTTCTAGCGATCCGCCGCCCCCCGAGGCCGCCTCGCCCGATGCCAACGAGGCCGCGTGATGGTCACCGCCAACGCCCCCTCCAGGTCGGCCCGCCTCCGGGCCAGGGCCGCGTCCGTCGCCGGATCGCCCGTTTGGATGCCGGCCGGCGGTTGGGCCGCCAGTTGGGCCGCCAACGGGGCGGGCATCGGCGGCACCACGGGCAGCGGTCGAACGGCCATCAAGCATCCCTTTCCCTCGAACGGATCCGGTGTCGGCCAACGTGGCCGGCTCCGGTGCGCCACACCATGGGAGTGTGTCCGATGACCTGTACCGCGACCTTTGGCCCGCTGCCGGGCGATGACGTCGCCGCCGCCGTCGCCGAAGTGCGTTCGCGCATCCACGCGGTGTGCCGCCGGTATGACGCCAAGTCCCTGGCACGCCTGTGCGGTGTGAGCGTGAAGACCGCCGAAAGCTGGCGCGAGGGCCGCGCCACGCCGCAGCCCGATGGCATGGCGCGTCTCGCCGCCGCCTTGGGGCGCCAGGTTCTGGACGTGATCTATGGCCCGGTCATCGGCGAGCAGACGTTGGACCAGGGCCTCGCGGGCCTGGGGATTTGCCTGGACGTCTACCGCCAGGGCTTGAAGGAGAAGGGACTGAGCGATGTGGTCTTGGGTTACGGCGCTCCTGCGGACTTTTGCCCGGGAGCGGGCGCTGAGGAAGGCGGGATGGCATCTGAGGCGGGCGGAGCATCACGCCGCGCGCGTCGCGTGGTGGCGTCGGCGGTTCTGATGCTGGCGGTATCGTTGGGCGCCGCATTGCTGCCCCTGCTGAGCCTCGGCGCCGACGACGACCCGCTGTTGCGCGCCCGCAATCCCCGCCCGACCAGCGTGGTCGTCCGCGTCGTCGCGCGGGAGTGCTGAGGGGATGAGTCAGAACATCAGCACCGCCGTGATGGCGCGACGGACAGAGCCGGCCGACAGCCTGGACTATTTCCCGACACCGCCCTGGGCGACACGGGCCCTGTGTGAACTCCTTGGAGCGCGCCCCAATGGCACGGTCTGGGAGCCCGCGTGCGGCGCTGGGCATATGGCCCGCCCCCTCGCCGAGTATTGGGGCCGCGTCGTCGCGACCGACGTGGCGGCGGATCAGATCGGATACGGCCAGCGCCTCGACTTCCTCCTGGAGCCCCGCCCGGCCGACGTGCCTGCCGGGAAGTTGGACGCCATCATCACGAACCCGCCGTTTCGGTTGGCGGCCGCGTTCGTCCGGCATGCGCTTCCGCAAGCCGCTGTCGTCGCCATGCTGGTTCGCACGGCCTTCCTGGAAGGCGGCGAGCGGTGGCGCGACCTGTTTGACCCGTACCCGCCCACGACGATCGCCCAGTTTGCCGAGCGTGTGCCGATGCACAAAGGCCGCTGCCTGCGCGCTGCGTCCACGGCAACGGCCTACTGCTGGATCGTGTGGCGCCATGATCCTCACCGGATCGGCGGCACGGACTTCCGTTGGATCCCACCGGGCACTCGCAAACGCCTGGAACGGCCCGGCGACTATGACGACGACGTCGTGGACGTCGGGGCAGGTGCCGCATGACGGACCTGTTCTCCGCCGCGAAGCCTCGCCCGCACACCGATGCCGCCGGGCGCCTGATCACGCTGTGCGCAGTGCCGGGCTGCCGCCGCCCCGCCGTCCGGGGCGAGGGTGTGAGCCTGCTGCGCTACCTGCGCACGGGCGACGCCCGCGCCTTGGGCACATGGTGGTGTGGCGACCATTGGCGCGAGCGCACGACGCGACGGGAGACCGCCGCATGACGCCGCGTGCCGTGGAACACGTGCGGACGCAGGTCGCGAACCAGTGGCGCACCGAGTGGCGCCTGCAGTGCGACCAGTGCGGCGCCATGGCGCGGCGGCACTGGCGGGACCTGAGCGACCCCCAGATCGCCGAAAAGAACTTCAAAACGCAGGGCTGGGTGATCGGTAAAGCCGTCACCTGCCCGGCCTGCTCGGCACAGAAACACAAGACACCCGCTCCCCCTGGAGCGGAGCGCAAGAGGACAGACAGGATGACGACGGAGCGCAAGACGTCACAGAAACCCCGCGACTTGACCGTTGAAGAGCGCGGGCGCGTCCGGGACGCCCTGGATGTGTATTTCGATGCCGAAAAGGGGTTCTACACCGACGGCTATTCGGATCAGCAGGTCGGGCGGGAGTTGGATTTGCCCTGGGCGTCGGTCGCCGCGTTCCGGGATCTGGCGTATGGGCCGATCCGGTCTGACCCGATCCTGGAAGAGGTCCGCGCCGGCCTTGTTGCCGTCGAAAAGACCTTGGCGGGCCTGAAGGCAAAGGCCGCCACCCTGGAACAGCGCCTGAGCTGAGGCGAGGGAGTCCCGTCATGCCCTTTGATCCGCCGGAAGATGGGCGCGTTCCGCCGCAGTCGCTGGAGGCCGAGCAGGCCCTGCTGGGGGCGGTGCTGTCGAACGCGGCGGTGTTCGACCGTGTGTGTGACCACGTCGCCGCCGACGATTTCGCCCATCCGGGGCATGGAGCCCTGTGGGCGGAGATCGCGCGCGTCAGCGAGCGGGGCGCGACCCCGACGCCGATCACCCTGCAGAGCTTCGCCAACGACTGCCCGGATCTGGAGGCGGCCGGCGGCGCGCGGTATCTGGTCACGCTGATGGGCTCGTGCGTGACGACCTTCAACACACCGGAATACGCCCGCGTCATCGCGGACTATGCGCATAGGCGCCGCCTGATGGGCATCGGGCGGGAGTTGGAGATCAACGCCCATAGTCACGATCTGGAGACAACGGCGGCGGCCATCCAGGAGCAGGCCGAGGCCGCCCTGTTGGAGGTGGCGGACGCGGGGCCGGGGCGCTCGGCGACGCTGCATGTGTCCCAGGCCATCGACCTTGCGCTGGAGCAGATGGAGGCCGCGCACAAACAGCGCGCGCCGACCGGGCTGCTGACCGGCTATCCGGATCTCGACCGGCTGCTGGGCGGGATCGCGGACGACGAGCTGGTGATCCTGGCCGGGCGGCCCTCCATGGGCAAATCCGCGCTCGCCATGTCGCTGGCGTGGCGGGTGGCGGAGGCCGGCACCGCTGCCGACTTCTACAGCGCCGAGATGGGGCCGGACGGGCTGGCGGAACGGCTGGTGTCCGCCCAGGCGGAGGTCGGCCTGAGCGACCTCAAACAGGGGCGGTGCTCGCCGGAGCGGTTCGAGCGCGTGCTGGCCGTGCGCGACGCCTTCGCGCGCGTGCCCCTGTACATCCAGGACTGCGCGGGCATCAGCGTGGCGGCGATCCGCAGCCGCGCCCGCCGCATGAAGCGGCGCCACGGCATCGGCCTGATCGTCGTGGACTACCTGCAGATCCTGAGCCAGACCCGGGGCGAGCGGTCGGAGAACCGCACCCAGGAGATCACCAAGATATCCGCCGGGCTGAAGGCCCTGGCGAAAGAGCTTCGCGTGCCTGTGATCGCGCTTTCGCAGCTGTCTCGTGCCGTCGAGCAGCGCGAGGACAAGCGGCCGCTGCTGTCGGACCTTCGGGAGTCCGGGGCGATCGAGCAGGACGCGGACAAGGTCGTGTTCGTCTACCGCGACGAATACTACCTCGACCGGTCGGAGCCGAGCCCGCGCGAGGGCGAGGCGGCCGACGCGTTCCGCGACCGTCTGGCGCGTCACTCCGAACGTCTCGGTGCCGTCCGCAACGTGATGGAAGTGATCGTCGCCAAGAACCGGCGCGGCGGCATCGGGACGGCGCGGCTGTTCTTCCACGCGCCGACCCAGCGTATCGAACCCCTCTGCCGTGAGGAGACCCGCTAAATGGCGCGTATCCGGACCATCAAGCCGGAGTTCTGCACGTCGGAACAGGTCGTCGACTGCTCGCCGACGGCCCGGCTTCTGTTCGTCAGCCTCTGGTGCTTTTGCGACGACCGGGGCGTTCACCCGGACAGCCCGAAGCGGATCAAGATGGAGGTGTTCCCGGCGGACGCCTTCACGGTGCCCGAGATCACGGCGATGGTCGACGAGCTGGTCGGCGTGGGCCTGCTGGCGCGGTTCGACGCGGACGGGGCGGCCTATCTGCATGTGACCGGCTGGGACCGGCACCAGAAGGTGGACCGTCCCACGGTGCGCTTTCCGGCACCGCCGCGGCGTGGGGAAATCGCAAAATTCGACGAGGCCTCGGCGAGCCCTCGACACCCCCTCGACGAGGCCTCGACGAGCGCTCGGGGCGGCCTCGACGAGCCCTCACCCCCGGAAGGGAAGGGAAAGGAAAAGCTAGCTAGCAAGCCGGCTGCGACGATTTCCAATCGGGAGGAAAATGATCGCACCCCAACGCCTGCCAGCACACCGACGCGGTTGGCGGAGAACCCCGTCACGGTCGGCCGTTCGGCTTTGAAGGTGGTGGGGTGGGATCACGAGGCCTACGAGGCCGGAGCGCGGACCTATGCTTCGGTGGGGCGCTGGTTGGGCCAGGGGTTCACGCCGGACGAGATCGTGGCCGTGTTCCGGCGGCGGACGGACATCGCCACGGCCCGCAACCCGATCGCCTATGCCGCGAAGCTGATGGCCGATGAGGTGCAGGCGATGCGGGCGCAGACCGAGGCGGACACCAAGCCCCTGGCGCGGACCTGGGGCGGCAAGACGGAGGACGAATGGCGGACGCGGATCGAGATCGGGGCGCGGGCCGGGTGGTCGGATTGTTGGGGCTTCCCGCCGGACGATGCCGGCACGCTGTGCCCGGCGCACCTCCGACCGGAGTGGGAGGCCGCGTTGGCGCGGGGTCAGGCGGCATGAGCGAGGACTTGGGACATCCGGCCGAGCGCCGTGCTCTGGACGTCGAGGCGCTGTTGACCTGGGCCTACCGGGACGAACGGGTGCATGAGGCCGTGGCGGCGCAGGTTCGGGACGTCCGGGTCGGGCCGTCCCAGGTCGTGACCGGCACGGCGGCGGTGGCCCGCGTCCTGGAACAGGGGGGCCGCGTGGATCAGTCCTGGGCACCGGACGCGCTCGGGGATCATGCGGATCGCGTGGATCCCGACGCGCTCGCCGTTCACGGGCTGGTCATGGAGGTCAACGACACCGATCCGGAGGGCCGGTTGGCCGAATTGGTGATCGCATGTGCCCTGCGGGGCCGGCGGCCCGAGACGTTCGACGGCATCGTCCCGCGTCCGATCGCTCGGCGGCGCGGTGCGAACGACCGGCCGGTGGTCGTCTATGCCGACCCCAAGGCCCGGGTTCCGCTCTACTGCCCGGTCGATTATCACCCGACGCGAGCGGACATCGAAACAGCCCGTCTGATGTACGTGCGCTGGTGGGTGGCTCTGGAGTGGCTGGGCACGTATCTGCCGGATGTGCTTCAGGGCCATGAAATCACGGGATTTTTTGCCGGCCGGGAGCCCTGGCGCGAGGCTGCGTGACTTTTCCGCTTGACGTTTCGGGAAAAAGCTTGGTACCACCTGGAAAATAGCCAGAGTTCTAGAAAGCCCGCCCCGGACAACCCCGGTGGCGGGCTTTCTCGTTTGGAGGGGACGCCATGCCTGTCGAGATCGATCTGATCGAAAACCTGGACGCGGTGAAGCGTGACATCGCGGACTTCTCCGACCGTCAGGTCCCGTTCGCCATGATGAAGGCGCTGAACCGAATCGCCTACACTAGTATGAGTGGACTCGAAATGATCGAGCGACACTCTTGACATCGCAACGTGTTATGTGGGAGATAGCTTGATTCCAACGTCTAGCGGGGCCTCCTGCCGGAAGCTGCCGTTTGGTCGGTCGGAACTGAGTAGGTATGTTTTTCTTCCAAAAAGAAGAGCCCAGGAAGACAAAGATCCCTGGGCCGAAGTTTGTGATTATGTGTCTGGCGCCTTCCTAGAAGAGGTGCCAGGCATGGGGTTTTTGCTTATGTGTCTGGCGCCTTCCTAGAAGAGGTGCCAGGCATGAGGTTTTTGCTTATGTGTCTGGCGCCTTCCTAGAAGAGGTGCCGAGCATAAAGCACAAGGTAGAGTAACGACATCAGCGCATGCTCTAAAATATGCGGATCCATCGTTCTCCTACCTTCTTGGGGGGGTAGTCCCCCACTATCGCGTTGCCACCAGATCATTTTGATGACAATGGTACAGGTTCGTTTTTTCATCGGTCACCCCTTTCATTGGGTGTTTGCCAGCACGCGAGTGTGATGGCAAAGGCACGACTCGCGGGTCATCGGGCCGGGAAACCTAACGAACCGCTGTACCTGTGATTGTTTTTAGCATCGAAGGGGTCTCCGAGAAGTGACCTTGGGCACAAAAGTGTGATGCGCGGCACATACTTGAACACGCGCCCGCTTTAGGATGGCTTCATGCGACCTTTGTGTACGTGCGTTTTGCCTAGATAACACGTCAAAAGCGAAGTACCCACCCCACCCCGCCCCGGACAATCCCGGTGGCGGGCTTTCTCGTTTGGAGGGGACGCCATGCCTGTCGAGATCGATCTGATCGAAAACCTGGACGCGGTGAAGCGTGACATCGCGGACTTCTCCGACCGTCAGGTGCCGTTCGCCATGATGAATGCGCTGACCCGGACGGCCAATGCCGCGAAGGACCGGGCGCGCGACGAGATCGACCGGGTGTTCGACCGCCCGACCAAATACACCCGCAACAGCCTGTTCGTCCGGGCCGCCCGCAAAGCCCGCCTTGAGGCCAGCGTCAACATCAAGGACTTCGCGCCCAAGGGCACGCCCGCGTTCAAGTACCTCGCCCCCCAGATCGAGGGCGGCCCGCGCCGGGAAAAGCGGTTCGAGCGCGCCTTGCAGGCGGCCGGGCATCTGCCGCGCGGCACCCGGGCGGTTCCCGGCGAGGGCATTGACCTGGATCGGTCCGGAGCGGTCAGCCGGGGACAGATCACCAAGATCCTGTCCTATCTGCGGGCCTCGCCCGATCCGATGCAGAACCGGGGCGCCACGGCGGGCAGGCGGGTGCGCCGTCGGGATCAGTATTTTCTCGGGCGCCCCAAGAACCAGCCCGACTTGCCCGAGGGTGTGTGGAAGCGGGAGCGCAGTCGGTTGGTGCCGACCCTGGTGTTCGTGCGCCGCGCGGAATACCGGCCGCGCTTCGCCTTCGCCGACATCATCCACGGCACGGTCGAGGATGAATTCGGGGGGCACTTCCGCGATGCCCTGCACGAGGCGCACGCGACCCGGCGGGACTGACGCGCGGGTCCTTCCGGGGGAAAGGCCGACACGGGCTGTTCGAACCGTGCCCCTTCGCGCGTGGGTCGGGGGTTGAAAAGGCTGAATTCAGGGGCGTCCTGTCGTGAACTCGGGTGAAGTCATGCCAACCCTGGACGCCACATTGCAGACCATGACCAAGGGCGACTTCGCGCGCTTGGTCGGGCGGGCGCCGTCGGCGGTGAGCAACTGGATCGCGGACGGCAAGCTGTCCGGGGCGGCTCTGGACGGTCCCGGCCGATCGGCCCGGGTGGTGGTACCGGAGGCCCTGCGCCAGCTGGGCATGAAGCTGGACGTGCGCCAGCAGATGGCGCAGGCCCGGCCGGTGGACACCGGGGCCTTTGCTCCGTCCGCCCCGATCCAAACGCCCACGCGGGGTGCCGCCCGAGGCGGTGTCGGCGATGCCCAGGAGCGGCTCGCGGCCGCGAAGGCGGAGCGCGAGGAGCTGGCCCTGATCCGCGAGCGCGCGGAGGCCAAGGCCCGGGACGGCGCGTGGCTGCCGACGGCGGAGGCCCGGGCGGAGTTCGCGGGCGTGCTGCACCGGACCATCCGCACCACGGAGGTCTGGTTGCAGGTGGAGGCCCCCCAGGCGGTGCTGGCCGCGCTGGTGCCGGAGGACGTCGACGCCCTGGCCGAGCGCCTGGGTACCACGCCGAGCACGGTGCGCGGCGTTCTCGCCGCCCTGGGCGTCGATCAACGGGCGCTGGGCGTGGTGCTGCGCGACGGCTACCGCGACCATCGGCGCCAAACGGCCGAACGCGCGGGCGCCGAAGCGGACGAGGAACCCCAGTTCCTCGACGATACCGACCCCGAATAGGACCCAGCACCATGGGCATGGATCTGTTTCCGCTCGCCAATCCCCGGCGCGTGGCGCTGGAGGCGTTGGCCTCGGTGCTGACCCCGCCGCCGCCGATCGACCTGCCGGCCTGGGCGGAACACAACATCGAGTTCGGCTCGGAAAGCCCGTTCCCCGGGCCGTTCTCGCTGGACCGGTTCCCGTTCTTCCGCCGCATCCTGGAGGTGCTGAGCCCGGATCACCCCGCGCCCTTCGTCGTGCTGCGCAAATCGGCGCAGATCGGCGGCACGGTGCTGGCCCAGACCGCCATCGCGGCCGTTTTAGAACTGGTGCCCTGCCACATGCTCTATGTCCACCCGAACGCCGGCAACGCCAAGAAGTGGCTGCGCCGCAAATTCCGCCCCATGGTCAAGGGCACGCGCCTGAACGCCGCCATGCGGCCGGAGGGGGCGCGGGTCGGCCATTCCTCCATGGCGTGGGAGCGGATCGACGAGGCCGGCTCGCTGCAGTGCGCGGCCGCCGAAAGCCCGAACGACCTGTCGATGGCGTCCTATCCCTATCAGGTGCAGGACGACATCTCGAAGTGGCCGCAGGACAACGGCGCGGGCGACCCGCTGACCCAGGCGGACAGCCGCACCAGCAGCTTCCTCAAGTTCGGCGGCAAGATTTTTCGGGCGTCCACGCCACTGGTCTCGCCCGGTTGCCGGATCACCGACGCCTGGAAGGAGGGCACGCGCGAAAGCTATCACGTCGCCTGTCCGCACTGCGCCGGGCTGCAACCGCTGACCTGGGAGAACATGGTCGCCGCCACCACGGACGGGGCGGACCCGCACTTCACCTGCCTGCACTGCGGTTGCACCATGGAGGAACGGCACCTGCCGCTGATGATCGACCCCAAGCGCGGGGCCAGGTGGGTGGCGGAGAACCCGGCGGCGGCGTCCTATTGCGTCTCGTTCGACCTGTGGGCCGCCTATACGGCCATCAAGGGCTGGCGCGATCTGTGGCGGGCGTGGGAGCGGGCCAAGGGCGACCCGCGCGCCGAACAGGTGTTCTACAACGACTGGCTCGGGCTGCCGTTTCTGGTCGTCGGCGCGGCTCCCGAGTGGGAGGCCCTGCGCGACCGGGCGGAGGAAACCGGCTTGCAACGGGGCGTGATCCCGCCGCGTCATCCGATCCTGACCCAGGGTGTGGATTGCCAGGAGGACCGCACCGAGGTCCAGGTGACGGCCTGGGGCCCGCAGTTCCGGCGCTATGTGGTCGATTACGTGGTCATCGACAGCCCGATCACGGACGCCGAGGGACAGCGCCGCCTGACCGAGCAGCTGAACCGCGCGTATCACGACGTCTGGGGCAACCCGCGCGCCACCGACATGATGGCCGTGGACGCCAACGCCTACACCAACGACGTCCACGCGTGGCACCGCAAGCTGAAGTCGGGCCGGGTCATCCTGGTGCGCGGTCGGGGCGGCGACAACGTGCCGCCGCTGGAGCGGGTGAAGTGGGAACGCAGTGCGGCCGGCAAGGTCGTGAAATCCTCGCGGCGTTGGTACAACGTCGGCGTCTCGGGGCTGAAAGCGAGTTTGTACGCGGCCCTGCGCAAGGCCGATCCGCTCGACCTGGGCTATGTGGGCTTCGCCAAGGGATTGGGCGATGCCCTCTTCGAGGGCCTGACGGCGGAGGTGCGCAAGGAGGTCCGGCGCAACGGCGTCATCGCGTGGCAGTGGATCCTGCCGCCGGGCAAGCGCAACGAGGCCTTGGACACCGCGAACTACTGCTATGCCGCCGCGTTCAAGATGGGCGTGTTCGTGCGCTCGGATCCGGCCTGGGAAGAGCTGATCGCCGAGCGCGACATCGAGGCCGTCCAGGGGCAGGCCGACCTGTTCGGCGGGGCCGCCGATGCGGCGCCCATGGCCAAGCCGACGGCCCGCACCCTGACCAAGCACACCCGGTCCCTGGCGGATCGGCTGGCGTAAGGATCTCTCACATGACCGAGACGGCGACCCTCCGGGCGCGGCTGCGCGCGCTGGAGACGGCGAAGTATGCCCTGCTGGCGGGGGAGGCCGTGGCCTCGGTGAGTCACGACGGCAAATCGGTCAGCTACAGCCGGGGTGATCTGGCGGCGATCAACGCCGGGATCGCGGAGATCAAGGCGCAGTTGGGCATGGGCCGCCGCCGGGCGGTCGGGGTGAGGTTCGGATGACGATCATCAACGCCGATGGGTCGCCCATGAAAGCGGCCGCGCAAGCCTCCGTCACCGCCTATCAGGCGGCGGACCCGATCAGTCAGGATCTGGCCGGGTGGGCTCCGGCGCTCGGTTCGGCCGACGCCGACCTGCTGCCGGAGCGGGTCGACATCGTCGCGCGCATCCGCGATCTGGTGCGCAACAACGGTTGGGCGTCGGGCGCGGTGCGCCGGGAGCTGGACACCGTGATCGGCGCCGGCCTGCGCCTGTCCAGCAAGCCGGACTATCGCGCCCTTGGCTTGTCCGCCGATTGGGCCGCCGAATGGTCCGATCAGGTGGAGGCGCAGTTCCGCCTGTGGGCGGACGATCCGGCGCGCTGGTGCGATGCGACCCGGCATTACACCCTGGGCGGCCTCTTCGGCATGGCCTACCGGCATTATGTGATCGATGGCGACGCCCTGGCCGTCCTGCAGTGGCGCGACCACGGCGCGGGCTTCGCCACCACGGTGCGGGTGATCGACCCCGACCGGCTGTCGAACCCGCACGACACCATGGACACCGAGACCCTGCGGGCCGGGGTGGAGCTGGACGGCTGGGGCGCGGCGACCGCCTATCATATCCGCAAGCGCCATCCCGGCGATTGGTTCACGGGCGGCCGCGACGCCTATGCCTGGGAGCGGATCCCGCGCGAAACCCCCTGGGGCCGCCCGGTGACGGTGCATTTTTACGACAAGGAGCGGGACGAGCAGTCGCGCGGCGTCGGCCGAACGCCGCGCCGCCGTGGTCGCCGATATCCTGCTGGATCACCGCCTTCAGATCACCCGGCGCAAGGAGTTCATGGCCGGCGAGATTCTGGCCACGGGCATGGTGACGGTGGAGGGCGAGGATTATCCCAAGGTCGTCGTCGACTTCGGGCGCGACCCGGCCCTGACTCAGGCCAAGACCGGCGCGGCCCGCTGGGGCGAAGACGGCGTGGACCCGATCCAGGACCTGGAGGACAACGCGGCCCTGACTCAGGAGAAATCCGGCCTGCCGGCGACCGAGGTCACGTTCTCGCCCAAGGCCTGGACGCTGTTCCGCGCCCATGAGCGGGTCGAGCGGCTGCTGGACGTGCGCCGTCAGACCAGCGGCTCGGCGGAGCTGGGACCGATCGCGCGCGGCGGCGACACGCCGAAGCAGCGCTATGTGGGCACGATCGGGGACTTCGATTTCTGGGTCTATGACGATCTGGCGGAGGCCGACGACGGCGCCACGCTGCACCTGATGGCCGAGTATCAGGTCCTGCAGGTGGCCCCGCAGGTGGCGGGCGTGCAGGCGCATGGGGCCATCCGCGATCCGCGCGCCGGCTATCAGGCGCTGGAGTTCTTCCCGAAGAACTGGATCGAGGAGAACCCGTCCGCCGAGTTCGTCATGACGCAGTCGGCCCCCCTGGTGGTGCTGCCGCTGCCGAACGGCACCTGCAGCCTGACGGTGCGCTGATGGCGGCCGCCAAGACGCGCCGGGTGGAGGCGCGGATCACGCTGATCGGCGGCGATCCGCGCACGCCCACCCGCACCCCGCCCGGCGGCACGCTCGAGCTGCCGGCGGCGGAGGCCGAAACCCTGGTTGCGCGCCGGTTGGCGCGGTGGGCGAGTCCCTCTGGGACGTTGCCCCTGACCGGAGGCGACGATGCCGTGGGATAGCCTCGCCGCCGGATTGGCCAGGGCCTGCCTGGGGACCTTCGGGCGGCCGGTGACGGTGCGCTGCCTGGATCCGGACACGGGGGATTACGGCCCGCCGCAGGAGATCGTCGCCATCTTCGACCGTCCTCCCCAGGCCGTGGAGGCGGGCACCAGCGTGCCCGTCTCCGACAGCCGGCCGTGTCTGTGGTTGCGGCTGGCCGACTGCCTCGTGGCCCCCGAAGCCGGTGACCGCGTCGTGATCGATGACGCCGCCTGGACCGTCGCCGAGGCCGTCCCCGACGGCACAGGCAACGCCCGCCTCTATCTGCATGAGGGATAGGTCGTGACATCCACTCCACGGGAAACGATCCGCCGCGCGGTGCGCACCGCGCTGCGCGGGGCGGACGACGCACCCCCGGCGACCGACGCCGGGCGGACGGTGTTCGCCTCGCGCTGCACGCCGCTCGCGCCCCGGCTGCTGCCGGCCATCCTGGTCTACACCCAATCGGAACGGCGCGACCGCGACCGGGGCGGCGGGGTGATCCAGCGCCACCTCGACGTGGTGGTGGAGGTCGCCGCCCAGGGCGAGAACGCCGACGCCGGCGTGGACCGCCTGTCCATGCAGGTCGAGGCCGCCCTGGACGCCGATCCCACCCTGGGCGGGGCGGTCCAGTCCATCGCCTGGGAGTCCAGCGAAGCCGACTATGACGGCGAGGGCGCCCAGGCCACCGCCGGCCTGCGCCTGACCTTCACGGCGGTCTACGCCACCGTGCCGCCGGAGGACGACGACGGGCCGTTGCCCGCCGGGGTCTATGCCTCCTGGGCGCCGGACATCGGCCCGCCGCATGAGCCCGATTATGTCGATCTGGCCGACACCCCACTGCCGGATGTGAGGCCCAACGATGGAACGCGCGGCCCCGAACCGTGACCTGACTGACCTGGAACGCCGTGTGGCGAACGTGGTCCGCTTCGGGGTGGTCTCCGCCGCCGATTACGCCCGCGCCCGGGTGCGGGTCACGGCGGGCGCGATCACCACGGGCTGGCTGCCGTTCGTCACCGCGCGGGCGCACGACCATGTGACCTGGTGCCCGCCGGAGGTGGGCGAGCAGGTGGTGGTGGTCGCCCCCACGGGGGACCTGGCGCAAGGCGTGGTGATCGGCGCGGTGTACCGCGATGCCTATCCGGCGCCGGAAAGCCGGCCGACCCTCGACCGCACGGTCTACGCGGACGGGTCCACGGTCGCCTACGACCGGGAGGCGCACGCTTTCACCCTGGATGTGGTCGCGGCCGGGTCCATCCGCCTGCGGGTCGGCCCCTCATCCCTGGAGATCGACGCCGACGGCATCCGCCTCGAGGCCCCGCGCATCGATCTGAACTGAGTCGTTCGATCTGGCCAAAGCCGGCCCACGCCCCCACCCGACCGCCCACGACAGTATGCTTTGGGGGGGGGCGGGTGGGGGCGTGGGCCGGTGCCGCATGCAAAAGGACTCGTCTCTTATGCCTGCCGTAACCCGGCTCGGTGATTTCTGCACCGGGCACGGGTGCTGGCCGTCGCGTCCGAGCACCGGCGCCAGCCCCGACGTCTTCGCCAACGCCATCGCCGTCCATCGCGAGGGCGACGCCTGGGCGCCGCACACCTGCCTCGCCATTCCTGAGACCCACGCCAGCGTGCTCGCCCACGGATCCGCCACCGTGTTCGCCAACGGGCGCCAACTGGGGCGCATCGGCGATCCGGTCGTCTGCGGGTCTTCGGTCGCCGAGGGCAGCGACACCGTCTTCGCCGGAGGCTGACCCCATGCGCGGCATGTCCAACGCCAGCGGCCGGACGCTCTCCGGCCTCGACCACCTGCGCCAGTCCGTTCACGACATCCTGACCACCCGCATCGGCACCCGCGTCATGCGCCGGGACTACGGCTCGCGCCTGCCCGCGCTGATCGACGCCCCCATGACGCCGGCCCTGGCCATGGACCTGTACGCCGCCACCGCCCAGGCCCTGCGACGGTGGGAGCCCCGCCTGACCCTGCGCCGGGTCGCCATCACGGCGGCGGAGCCGGGCCGCGTCACCCTGTCGCTCACCGGCCTGTACCGGCCCGATGGCCGGACCGTCACCCTGGACGGCCTTGTTCTGGAGTCCTCATGACCGCCGAACCCCGCATCGACCTGTCCCGCCTGACCGCGCCCGACGTGGTCGAGGCCCTGGACTTCGAGACCATCCTGGCCGCCCTGAAGGCGGACTTCGTCGCGCGCTATCCGGCCTTCTCCGCCGATCTGGAGAGCGAACCGGTCCTCAAGCTGCTGGAGGTCGCCACCTACCGCGAGCTGCTCGTGCGCGCCCGCGTCAACGACGCCGCCCGCGCGAACCTGCTGGCCGAAGCCACGGGCGCGGACCTGGATCATCTGGCGGCCCTGCTGGCCACGGCACGCCGGGTGATCGTGCCGGCGGATCCCACCACCGATCCACCGACCGAGGCCGTGCTGGAGCCGGACGACGAGCTGCGCGCCCGCGCCCAGCTGGCCATGGAATCCCTGACCGTGGCGGGCTCCGAAGGCGCCTATCGCTATCACACCCTGGCGGCGGACGGCCGGGTGCGCGACGCCCGTATCGACAGTCCGGTGCCCGGTCAGGTGCGCGTCACCGTGCTGTCGCGCGAGGGCGACGGCGCCGCCCCGAACGACCTGTTGACCACCGTCGCCGCCCATCTGTCGGCGGACGACGTCCGGCCCCTGACCGACACCGTGATCGTGCAGTCCGCCACCATCGTGCCGTGGCGGTTGGAAGCGGTGATCCACTGCTACCCCGGCCCGGCGGCCGCCCCGGTGGTCGCCGCCGCCCGCGCCGCCGCCGCGCGGGTCGCGGCCGACCTGCACGCCCTCGACCACGACGTCACGCTGTCCGCGCTCTACGCCGCGCTGCACCAGCCCGGGGTGCAGCGGGTCGATCTGATCGCGCCCACGGCGACCGTGGTGGTGGGGCCGAGCGAAGCGCCCTGGTGTGTGAGTGTGACCGTCACGGAAGGCCCGCCCGATGTCTGATCGCCTTCTGCCGCCCAATGCGACCGCTCTGGAGCGCGCGTTAGAGGACACCACTGCCCGCCTGGACGCGGTCCCGGCCGAGGTGATCCGCACCCTGTGGGATCCCTGGGCGTGTCCGGTTGATCTGCTGCCGTGGCTGGCCTGGGCCTGTTCGGTGGATGAATGGGACGATACGTGGCCCGAAGCGACACGCCGCCGGGTGATCGCGGACAGCTACAGCGTGCATGCGGTCAAAGGCACCGTGGGCGCCGTCAAACGCGCCCTCGCGAGCCTGGGCTACGACACGACGCTGATCGAATGGCCCGAGGATGATCCGCCGGCCGAGCCCTACACGTTCCGGATTGAGGTGGACGTGATGGGCCACGCGGTCACCGCCGGGACCTATGCCGAGATCGAACGCACCGCGCGCGCGGCGAAGAACGTCCGCTCGCACCTGACCGGGATCCGCGCGGTCGGGCGGGTGGATGCCGCCGTGTACGCCGGCGCCTTCGTCATCGGCGGCACCGGCGGCACCGTGCTGCCCTGGACCCCGCCCGAGATCACCGTGTCCGGCCGGTCCTACGCGGGCGCGGCCGTCTCCATGGTCTCCACTCTCACCGTTCATCCCGCCCGGGAGGGCGCCTGACCATGGCCGAGTACTACGGCATCCTCACCGCCATCGGGGCCGCCAAGATCGCCAACGGGCTCGTCACCGGGCAGGCCGTCGAGCTGACCCACATGGCCGTGGGCGACGGCGGCGGGGCGCCCGTGATCCCGACGGAGGACCGCACCGCTTTGGTGCGCGAGGTCTACCGCTCGACACCCGCCAGCATCCACCGCACCGACGCCGACGCGGCGGTGTTGGAGGCCCTGTTGGTGATCCCGCCGCAAACCGGCGGCTGGACCATCCGGGAGGTGGGGGCCTTCGACGCCGACGGCGACCTGATCCTGCTGGCCAACTGGCCGGAGACCTACAAGCCGGTGATTGCCGAGGGCGCTTCGAACGACATGGCCCTGAAGATCCAGGCTGTCGTGGGGTCCACCGCGAACATTGAGCTGAAGATCGACGCCAGCCTGCAGTTCGCGACGCAGGCGTGGGTGCTGGAACGGCTCCCCGGCTACGCCACCACGGCGAAGGCCGGCCTTGTGGAACTGGCGACCGAGGCGGAGGTCCGCGACGGCGCCGACGCCGAACGCGCCGTCACACCCGCCGCCCTGTCCGCCCGCACGGCAACCACCACCCGCACCGGCTTGGTGGAGCTGGCGACCGTCACCGAGGCCCGCGCCGGCACGGACGCCACGCGCGCCACCACACCCGCCGGCACCGCCGCGCACGTCTCCGCCCGGCTGGCCGCCGACCGCGCCGACCGCCGGGCCTTCACCTTTTATATGGGGCAACTCTGACATGGCATCCGGACGCCTGGGGACGGCGGCGCCGCCCGCCGACACCGACACCACCGTGTACACCGTGCCCGCCGACACCGTGGCGACGCTCAACGTCGCCGTCGTCAACCGGGGCGACGACGCCGCCACCGTGCGCGTTGCCGTGACGCCCGACGCCGCCCCGGCCGATGCCGACTGGATCGAATACGACGTCGTGATCCCGGCCGGCGGCGGGGTCCTGGAACGCTCCGGCATCGTGGCCGGCCCGGGCGAGCGCGTCATCGTCCGCGACGACGCCGGCACCTGCACCTATCGCATTCACGGCTTTGAGGGGAGCGCCTGACCATGGGCCGATTCTTGAGCGAGAGCCGGGCAAGCCTGAGCCCGGACACCGTATGGGCCCTGTCGGCCGACGGCAAACCGGTCGGCGCCGGATACATCGGCCTGTTCGGGGCCGGCCGGTGGACCGTGTTCGTCGAGCCCGGGGAATACGAATGGACCGTCCCGACGGGGGTGACCCAGATCCGGGCGCGCGTCGTCGGAGGTGGCGGCGGCGGGTGCGGCGGAAACACGACACTCGAGTACACGGGAACCGGTGGCGCCGGTGGCGGCTATGCCCACGGCGTGTTCACCGTCACGCCCGGCCAGACCCTCATCATCACCGTGGCCGCCGGAGGCATCGGCGGTCGGGAGAATACCAACACTCTGCCGCGCGCCGGCGGAACGTCCTCGGTGGGCGCCCTGATCTCCGCCACGGGGGGCAATCCCGGGGTGTGGATCACCGGGTCCGAGACCCCGCCCACGGGCGGCATCGGCGTCGGGGGCGATGTCCAGGCAACGGGCGGCGGTGTGGCGCAAGGCGCCGGTGGCGGAGGTGGCGCCGGGTCCCAGCTCGGCGACGGCGGCATGGCGCGTGGAAGCGGCGGTGGTGGGGTCGTGCACGGGTCCTACGCCCAGGCTGGCGGGAGTGCCTATGGCCCCGGGACCACGCATCCCGGCCCCAATGTGTTGGGGGACGCGTTGTCCTCCGCCACCGACAACCCGCTGTCCCAGCCGCTGCGGTTCCCGTTCGAGGCCTTCACCGGCCGGGGCGGCGGAGGCGGCACGGAGCAGGCGCACCGGGACGGCCAGAGCGGCGGCGGGGGCATTCGGGGCGGGGGCAACGGGGGCCATGGCGGCGGCGGGGGCGCCGGTAATCCCTCCCCGGCGGGCGTCGGTGGGATTGGTGGCGGCGGCGGCGGCAACATCAAACCGGACAAATACGCCAAGGGCGGGGCCGGCGGCCCCGGCCTCGTCGTGCTGGAGTACTGAGCCATGACGACCTACGCCCGCATTCTGAACGGTGTCGCCGTGGATGTGACCACGGTTGACCCCTTTACCCGGTTCCATCCCCTGATCGCGGCCGCGTTCGTCGTGGTGCCCGACGACGTGGTGCCCGGCGCCCTGCTGGATGGCGACGAATGGACGGCACCGCCTCCGCCGCCGGATCCCGAACCGGAGCCGGAGCCCGCCACCCCGCTGGAACAGGCCCGCGCCGCCGTCCTGTCCGCCGTCGAGGCCCGCAAGGCCGAGATCCTGGCCGCCGGATACCCGGTGAAGCAGGCCCGCGCGAGCCTGCATGTGGCCGTGCACGACGCCGGCCGCGCCGACCTGGGCGGCATGGCGATCACCGCGCTCGCCGCACACGCCGGCACCGTCGCGTGGCCCGCCGCCTATGCGCAGGGCTGGATCTCGAAAGAGAACATCCGGATCCCGCTGCCCGACCCGGGCGACGGGCTCGCCCTCGCGGCCGGTGTCGGCGGTTGGTACGCGGCCGTCGTCCAGCACGCCCGCGACCTCAAGGACGCCACCCTCGCGGCCGAGGACACGGCCGCCCTCGATGCCCTCGATCCGGAGATCGGGTGGCCGAAAGCCTGATCCGGCCGCCGGATCGTTCCACACAAAACCGAAGAGAAGCCCCCGTCGCGGCTGGCCGTCCACAGGAGATAACGGCGCTTGCAATGGGCCTTGATGGCTTTGAGCGCGGCCGAGGGTTAGATCGGGTCAATCTAACTCTCGGCCGCGTGCATAACACGCGTGTCCGCGATCTAATCGCCGTCGTAGGGGTCGCTGAACGGGTCCCCGCTCCGGTCTGGCTCGACGCTTGGACGGAGCCTCGTCGCCCGCTTAACATCCACCTTTGGGCTTACTGCGTTCCTTAATCTTTTCGAATGTTTCCCAATGGAGTCGAACGCCAGCCGCTTCTTCGGAGTTTAAAAACTCAACACCAACTCGTTCATAGACATGGCAAATGGCCGCAAGATTCGCGGCGGTCAGTCGCGTTTCTTTCGGGCAAGCCTCGGCCCGGCGGATGGTGTTTGTGCTGACCTGAGCCGCTTTAGCGACCTCGTCAACGGCAACGCCGATCAGTGCGCGAGCGGCACGAAGCTGAGGGCCGGTGGTCACTTTTCACCCATGTTGTTAGATATTGACCATTCTGCGATGGGATGGTAAATTTCTTACCACGTGGGCAATTTTTAATCAAGAGCCCTGCCCTCGCGGCAGCGTTGCCGCTGGGGTCCGGGGACGGGACAGAAGATTGGCGTCGAAGCCCGCCCCCGGACGAATCGGCCCCGGTTACCAGCCGGGGCCTCACCATCAAAGCCCTTTACGGAGGCACTGATGACTAAGATCAACCCTAACAACGGCACCACTCTCGTGCCATTCGATTTCGAAGGGGCGACGGTTCGCGTGCTCGACATCGACGGTGAGCCCTGGTTTGTCGCCAAGGACGTGGCCACGGTGCTGGGTTACTCCAATCCGCAGAAGGCGGTTCGGGACCACTGCAAAGGCCCGCGCCCGGTCGGGGGGAACGAATCGTTCCTCCCCTTGGACCGGCCGGTGGGGGTGAACGAATCGTTCACCCTGGATCGGCAGACCGTCATCATCCCGGAGCGCGACGTCTACCGCCTCATCATGCGGTCGAACCTACCGAGCGCCGAACGGTTCGAAGAATTGGTAGTGGGAGACATCCTGCCCACGATCCGCAAGACCGGCTCCTACGGCATTCCCCGTATCGACGTGCGCGATCCCAGCCAACTGAGCCAGATCGCCATTCAGTTGATCGAGGTCAACAAGGAGCTGACCGTGCGGGCCGAGCGCGCCGAGCAGCAGGTTGAGGCCGCGAAACCGAAGACACAGTTCTATGACAAATATGCTAATGCCGACGGGCTCTACAACCTCCAGAACGCCGCTCGCGTGCTCTGTCAGGGGCCGAATAAGTTCGTCGGCTGGCTGAAGCAGGGTTATCTGTTCTACCAGGGCACGGCGCTCGTCCCGAAAGTGAAGTATCGGGAAATGGGTGTCTTCGAGGTGAAGGCGACCGTCGTGGACGACAAGGCCCGCTACCAGACCTTCGTCACGCCGAAGGGCATCCAGTATCTCGCCAAGAAGCTCGGTGTCGACCGGCTTCCGCTTGAGGAGGCTGCATGATGCACACGACGCGTCGAACGTTCGTTACAGGGACCGCTCTCGCTGCCTTTCCCACCGTTGCCCTTCCCGCTCTGGCCCTGGAGCCGGGCCCTGACGCCGCAGCCTCCCAAGCCGAGCCTGATCCCGACCTGGAGGGCATGGCCGTGATGCAAATCGGTGGCCGGCGTCTACTGGTTGACCTCACCCAACCACCGCAGGTCGGCGACGAGGTGGTAGCGCTGGTGCCTCAACGTGGAACGCGCGACCGTACCTTGGAGATCGTCCGCGCCGGTCCCCGAGAGGTTGATTACGCGCTCCCTCACGGTGTGCGGTCCGTCTTCCGCCGGGACCGTTGGTGTGAGGCCGTCGGTCGGGTGGTCGGCGGATAGGTCAGCGCAAACAACGTACCGCAAACAGCACGTTAAAGGGCCTCCTCTTGGGGGCCCTTTCTTCTCCCACCGTCGGACAATGGCGTGTCCGGGTCAGAATCCGTCTTCATCGCCCCGGAGGCTACGGCACTGCCGCGCCGGTCCGGTGTGTCTGACCCTGTCCGCGCATCCTGTCATCCGGCCCCCGGTCCTGTCCGACCGTCGGGGCTTTTTTTGTGCCCAAAGGAGGCCCTTCGTGCCCGAACAGTTCCTCCATGGGGTCGAGGTCGTCGAGATCACCGACGGCCCGCGCCCCATCCGCACCGTCACGTCCGCCGTCATCGGCCTTGTGGGCACCGCGCCCGAGGCCGACGCGGACGCCTTCCCGCTCAACGCGCCCGTCCTGGTGGCGGGTTCCCGCACCGAAGGGGCCAAGTTGGGCACCGCCGGCACCCTGCCGGCGGCCCTCGACGGCGTCTTCGACCAGATCGGCGCCCTGGTGGTCGTGGTCCGGATCGACGACGGTGCGGACGAGCCCGCCACGCTGGCCAACGTCATCGGCGGGGTGAACGCGGAGACCGGCGCCTATGAGGGCGTGCATGCCCTGCTCGCCGCCCAGACCACCCTGGGGGTGACCCCGCGCATTCTGTGTGCGCCCGGCTGGACGCACCAGCGGCCGGACGTGGAGGGCACCGCCACCGCGAACCCGGTGGTGGCCGAGCTGCTCGGCATCGCCCAGCGCCTGCGCGCCGTGATCCTGGCCGACGGTCCCAACACCACGGATGCCGCCGCCATGGCCTACCGGGGCGATTGGGGCAGTGCCCGGGTCTATGTGATCGATCCGTGGGTGCGGGCCTCGCGCGAGGGCGCGGTGGTCACGGAGCCCGCCAGCGCCCGCGTCGCCGGCCTGATCGCGCGCATCGACAACGACCGGGGCTTCTGGTGGTCGCCGTCGAACCAGACCATCAACGGCATCGTCGGCACCGCCCGGCCGGTGGACTTCGCCCTGGGCGATGCCAGTGCCCGGGCCAACGTGCTCAACGCCGGCGAGGTCGCCACCCTCATCCGCGAGGACGGCTACCGCCTGTGGGGCAACCGCACCTGTTCCGACGATCCGCTGTTCGCCTTCCTGTCGGTGCGGCGGACGGCGGACATCATCCAGGATTCGCTGCTGCGCGCCCACCTGTGGGCCGTCGATCGCAACATCACCAAGACGTACCTGGAGGACGTCGCCGAGGGCGTGAACGCCTATCTGCGTTCCCTCCAGGCGCAAGGGGCGATCCTGGGCGGGCGCTGTTGGCCGGACCCCGACCTGAACAGCCCGATGAACATCGCCGACGGCAAGGTGTTCTTCAACTTCGACTTCACCCCGCCGTATCCGGCCGAGCACATCACATTCCGCTCGCATCTGGTGGCGGATTACCTTGAGGAGATCCTGTGATGGCCCTGCGCCTTCCCACCGTCGTGCATAAGATGAACCTGTTCGTGGACGGGCAGGGCTACGCCGGGCAGCTGGACGAGGTGACGCTGCCCAAGCTGACCATCAAGACCGCCGACTACCGCTCGGGCGGGTTGGACGCGCCGGTCGAGATCGACCTGGGCATGGAAAAGCTGGAGATCGGCTTCGTGGTCGCGGGCGTGGACGCGGACCTGTTCCGCTCGTTCGGCGTTCTGGGGCGCGACGGCGTGCCGCTGACCCTGCGCGGCGGGTTGACGCGTCAGGGGGGCAGTGACGTGCAGTCGGTGGCGCTGACCCTGCGCGGCACGTTCCGGGAGCTGGACCTGGGCACCTGGAAGCCGGGCGAGCTGACCACCCTGACCGTCGCCGGGTCGCTGACCTACTACAAGGTCGCCATCGCCGGGGCCGCCCTGGTCGAGATCGATGTGCTGAACATGGTCCGCATGATCGACGGCACCGACCAGCTCGCCGCCCTGCGCGACGCCATTGGGATGTGACGGAGGATCGGCCGGCCCCGAGGGGCCGGCCTTTGGCCAATGCGGGGCCCCGGCCCACCAATACCCCCCAGTCGGGCCGTTTGGTGCCCTGCCACCCGCGTTCAAAGGAAACCGTTATGTCCGAACCGACCACCGAACCAACCACGTTGGCCCTGACCGTGCCCGTCACCGTCGACGGGCGCACCCTCTCCACCGTCACCCTGCGCCGTCCCAAGGTCGGCGACCTGCGCCGCATGGACCGCGCCGGCTCCGGCGATCTGGACAAGACCTTGTGGCTGATCGGCTCCCTGGCCGACCTGACCCCGGCCGAGGTCGACGAACTCGACGCCCGCGATCTGGCCACCATCGGCGAGGTGGTCGCGGGTTTTACCGGGACGGCGGTCTGAGCCCCGCCGCCTGCCGGGCGGCCATGGCCGACATCGCCGCCGTGTTCCACTGGCCGCCCGACGCCCTCGACGCCATGCCCCCCGAAGAGCTGATCCAATGGCACGCCCTACCTGATCTATCAGAACTGGGACGCCATCGTGGCCTACTTCACCGAGAAGTTCGCGGGCATTTCGGCGGCGTTCGAGGACGGGTTCCTGAACGGCATCGTGAGCGTGCTGGCCGCGTTCAACCCGGTGCTGATCCTGGCCGACACCATCGACGGGTTGGTCCAGTATCTGTTCGGCATCGACCTGTACGCCGTCGGCGCCGACTTCATCGGCGGCTTGTGGGACGGCGTCCGGGCAAAATGGGACAAGTTCCGGGCGTGGCTCGATCAGGCCGTCCAGAAACTGACCGGCATGCTGCCCGGTTGGGTCAAGGAGCAGCTGGGGTTTGAGGACGCGGGCGACACCTGGACGGCCCCGCCGCCGAGGCCGGATCCCGCGGGGTCCGAACCCGCCGCGTTCGGCGCGGAGCGGTATGGCATCGTGCCTCCCTCGGAGCGGCCGGGCGCGCCCGGCGACACACGGCCCCTGACGGATCGGGTGATGGGCGCCACGCGCGGCACCCTGGCCCCCGCCACCGGCGCCGCCCTAATCCTGGGCGCGCCCGTCGCGCCGCTGGAGACCGGGCCGGACGCCCCCACACCGCAGATCCAGACGGAGACGGTCGAAATCCACGGGCCGCAAACGCCGGGATCGGCGGGGGTGCCCGGGCGGGATGGGCGCCCGGCCGGAGCGGCCGGCGGGCCCTCCGTCACCACCACCGTGCATCTCACCGTCAACGGCGCCGTGGAGCCCGATGCCTTGCGCCGCACCGTCGAAACGGCCGTCGAGGACGCGGTGCGCCGCGCCCTGGAGGACGCCCGCGACGCCCAGGCGGCCGACGAACGGGCGAGTTTGTATGATTAGGAGGGCGTTCCCGTGGCCAATCGCATCCTGATGGCGCTGGGCGAGTTCCGGTTTGCGGTCGGCACCGCCGCCTTCGACCGGCTCCGCCGCGTGCGGTCCTACACCTGGGCGACGCAAGACCGCTTCGGCCGGCTGCCGGCGGCGCAGTTCACCGGCCCGGCGCTGCCGACGCTCGACCTGGAGGGCACGCTGTTCCCCGGCTTCGGCGGTGGGCTGTCCCAGATCGACGCCATGGCCGACATGGCCGCCGCCGGGGAGCCGCTCGATCTGGTCGACGGCACCGGCGGCGTGCATGGCCTCTGGGTCCTGCTGGAGGTCGGGGACACCCGCACGGTGTTCCTCGACAACGGCGCGGCCCGGCGCATCGACTTCCAGGCCCGTTTGCAGATGTACGGGGAGGACGCCGCATGAGTGCCCTGTACCGCACCCGCGACGGCGACACCGTGGATTGGATCTGTTGGCGCCACTACGGCACCGCGTCCGGCCCGGTCGAGGCGGTGCTGGACGCCAACCCGGGCCTTGCCGCCTACGGGCCGTCGCTACCCGCCGGACTCCTCATTACATTGCCGGATCGCGCGGCCCCGGCCGCCGCCTCCGTCGTGCGGATTTGGGACTGACCATGACCCCGGACGTCGCGCTGCACGCCAATGGCACCGACATCACCGCCGCCATCCGGGACCGTCTGCTGTCGCTCACGGTCCAGGACGAGGCCGGGGTGACGTCGGATCAGGTCACGCTGAAGCTGGACGACCGCCCGCTGTCCGGCGGCCGTCGCGCCGCCCTGCCGGAGATCGGCACCCGCTTGACCGTCGCCCTGGGCGCCCGCGCCACCGGGCTGGTCGAGACCGGCACCTACATCGTGGACGAGATCACCTACAGCGGCCCGCCGGAGACCCTGACCGTGCGCGCCCGTCACGCCGATATGCCGGGGCCGTTCCGCACGCCCGCCACCCGATCCTGGGACGCCACCACCCTCGGCGACATCGCCCGCACCCTGGCGGCGGGGTTCGGATACACGGCCGTCGTCTCACCGGCCCTGGACGCCATCGCCGTGGATCACGCCGACCAGACCGAGGAATCGCCCATGGCCTTCCTGAATCGGCTGGCGGAGGCGCACGACGGCATCGTCAAACCCTGCGCTGGTCGGCTGGTGCTGGCACCCAAGGGCACCGCCAAGTCCGTCTCCGGCCAACCGCTGCCGGAGCTGCGCCTGCGCCCGCGCGACCTGTCGACCTGGAGCTACACCCACGCCGCCCGCAAGGATCCCGGCCAGGGGGCAGGTCAGGGTGACGACGGCGGCACCCAGGCGGAACATTGGGACCTGGGCGCGGCCGAGCTGCGCACCGAAACCGCTGGCACCGAGCCCCGCACCGCCGTGCGCTACACCCGCGCGACGGACACCGAGGCCGTCGCGACCGCCCGCGCGACCAAAGCCCAGGGCGACCGCGCCAAGGCCACCTTCCGCGCCACCCTGCCCGGGAACCCCACCGTGGCGGCCGAACAAAAGCTGGTGCTGGAGGGCATCCGGCCCGGCATCCCGGCCGCGTGGCGCATCGCCAAGGTGACGCACACCCTCGACCGGTCCGGCTTCATCACCCGCCTGGAAGCGGAATTGTTTACGGGCACCTGACCCGGGCGCCATTCCGAAACCGCTGCCTCTGTTCGCGCCCCGCCCCGTGCGGGGTGTTTGTGTGTCTGGAAGGACTCCGCCATGCCGAGCAAGACCCTCGACACCCTGACCGGCGCCACCGTGGCGTCCGCGCCCGGCTGGGCGCCGCCGCTGGCCGTGGTCAACCAGTGGCTCACCTTCGCGAGCCTTTTGGTCGGGCTCGCCTTCCTGTGCTGGCGCTGGTGGCGGGCGTGGCTGCGCGAGCGGCGCGTCCGCCGGGACGTCCCCCGATGAGGGCCGTGGTCCGCGCGGCCCTGAGCGCCGCCGGCCTGGGCGCGGGGGCCATCGCCGCCGCGTTCATCGGCCCGCACGAGGGCCTGTCCCTGACGGCCTATCAGGACAGCGTCGGCGTGTGGACGCTCTGCCGGGGCCACACCGAGGGCGTCCGCCCCGGCGACACCGCCACCCGGGCCGAATGCGAGGCCCTGTTCGCGTCCGAGGTCGGGCGGGTCCTGGCCGACGTCGACGACCGGATCGTGGTCGACATCCCGGACGCCTCGCTCGCCGCCCTCACGTCTCTGTGCTTCAACACCGGGCTCGGCACCTGCGCGCCCGTCCTCCGGCGCGTCAATGCCGGGCGCCTGGGCGCCGCCTGCGACGCCATCGCGCTGTACGTCTATGCGGGCGGGCGCGACTGCCGGGATCCCGCGTCCAACTGCCGGGGCATCGTGGAGCGCCGCGCCGCCGAACGCGAGCTGTGCCATGCGGGCCGGACGGGAGAGAGCGCACCATGACCGCCCTGTTGCGACTCACCCCCTGGCTGGGGCTGGCCGCCGTCCTGATCGGCGGCGGGTGGTGGATGCGGAGCGTCCAGGCGGAGCGCGACACCCTCGCCGCCCAGGTCGAGGGCCTGCGGGCCTCCGTGGCCGCGTGGGATGCCGCCTATGCCGACGCGGAAGCCGATCAGGCCGCCGTGGTCGAAGCCCTGTCCCGCGCCCATGCCCAGACCGCCCGCCTTATCGAAACCCGCGCCGCCACGCTGGAGGCTCTGCGCCATGCCCAAGACCCGGACGGACGCCTGGACGATCCTCTGCCCCCTGCTGCCGCTGCTCTTGTTCGTCGGCTGTACGCCCACCCGGACGGCGCCGACTGA